TAACAATTTCTGCACACTGGAACATAGTTGTCAGAGCCAACTAGCGTCTGCTGGGTTTCCTTTGTTAAACGAAGCGAGAATATTCCTGGCTCTCCGTTTTTGCAAATAGAGCATAAAGACTTGAGTTTTGTATAATCATTGCACTTTGGAATAAGGTCAATCATTTGCCCAAACTTTTTTCTCTCAAAGTCGCCGTCCAAACCAGCAACATAAACCTTCTTCTTCTCCTTTACCATGTCCAAAACACATTCATACAAGTCGTCAAAGAACTGACCTTCATTAATCAAAATAACTTTTGCGGTGCGAAGTTTCAAATGTTTGCTGGAAGTCTCGTCAAATGTCTCTTTTATGCTTCGGTTGTCCCAGATGTCTTTAAGTCGTGGGGTTTGAATGCAGGGAATCATTGTTTTGTCGTGTGTGGAAAGCATTGATTCATGATATCTTGTATCAGAACAATGATTTATTACTGCAACTGGAATATTACAGAAAGAACATTGCTTGTAAATTTCTAGTAGCTTGGAAGTCTTTCCAGAATACATGGGTCCCATAAATAGTTCTAGATATCCTGCTGCGGCCATTTCTTTTTTTTGATTGTCCATAATATTAGTTGGAATTATTTATTTCAATTTTTATTCAATTGTTTATTAGTTTAATTTGGATTATATATTAAAAAGTATAATATAAGTTAAATAAATGAGCAGTATCCCTTGGGTGGAATTTTATAGACCATCAAAGTTTGACGACGTTGTCTTAGATCCGTTAAACAAAATTATTATGAAAAATATTATAGAAACATCTTATTTTCCACATTTGTTGTTATATGGCCCTCCAGGCACTGGAAAAACGTCTAGTGTAATGATTTTAATCAATGAATATCACAAGAAACATAATCAGCGAACCAGTGAATTAACAATTACATTAAACGCATCTAATGACAGAGGCGTTGACATAATTCGCAACCAGATAAGCCAGTTTGTTAATTCAAAAACACTCTTTGGAAAGGGAATGAAATTTGTAATATTAGATGAGGTTGATTATATGACCAAGAATGCGCAACAAGCGCTTCATTATTTGATTCAAAGTTATTCAAGCACAGTAAGATTCTGTTTAATTTGCAATTATATCAGCAGAATTGACGAAGGATTACAGAATGAGTTTTTAAGACTTCGCTTCAATCAGCTTCCAAAAAACGACATTATTCAGTTTTTAAAGAATATTTCAGACAACGAGGGGTTAAATATGAAAGAAAATTCGTTGAACTTAATTCAAAACTTGTATGGTTCTGACATGCGAAGTATGATAAATTTCATGCAGTCAAATCAAAATATTGTTGATAGCAATTTTAATATTATTGACGTAAATGTTTGGGAGACGATATATAATAAATTTATCAAAAAAGTTTCTATTGCGGAACTAGATGCTTACATTCAAGAAATAAGCATCAATTACAACATTGACAAAAAAAATATAATTAAGGACTTTTTAAATTATATTATTCGTAATAAACCACATGTCATTTCAAGGGATTGTTTAAGATTCATAGAGAATATAATGCATTATCAAGATTGCAAGAATTCATATTATATTAATTACTCGTTGTCGCGCTTATCATCTTTTGTTTCTAAAGACTCGTAGATGCTCATTCTTTTATGCAACTTAAGCATAAATTCATTGGGTGGGGAACTTTTTGATGGGTCAAAACAGTTTTGTTTTAAGCCATATGAGACGTCTTTGCAGTTAAAATCTGATGTAGATAAGTTTTTGGGAATTGGAATGAGATTACTCCTTTCATGGATGATGCGCACTTTACAACCTAGCATTTATATTCTATAAGATTAGAAAATAAATTTGAAATAGAATAATTTAAAGAATATAAAGCCAAGAGTATAAGTATCCTTATGGCTAAAACCATGGCAATGACTATAGACGATGAATGGAAAAACTTTATATCGCCTGATTATGATGAGGGATTATCAGACGATATTGACGTTGACGGCGATAATGAAATAATTTCCAACCTAGATTTGGAGCTTTCTGAGGCGCCTAAAGCAACAGATATTTATATCTCAACCAAGTCAAAAATTGCTTATTTGAACAAGGAAATCAATTTAAAGGAAGTTTTCTGGAATGTTCCAGTGATTCCATATGCGAAACCTGCCAATGGCGTCATAAAGAAGCAAATGAAGTTCAATTCACTGTGCCAAGAAGAGTTGGATATTGTCGCAGAGAATCTCAAGACGGAAACTTATTTTGAAGAGCAAATTATCACAAGCATTAATAATCCAAATGGGCGAATTAAATTCAAAGATATTAGAAAGGTCAGTATTGGAATCTCCAAGAAGGACATTATGAGTTACCGTTGCAAGAAGAAGAGCGCGTTTTACAATTGCTTTGTTATTATTATGCGAATTAAGATTAATTCCGCATTCAAGGAATTTCATATTAAAGTGTTCAATACTGGAAAATTGGAGATTCCTGGCATTCAAACTGACGAGATATTTGAAGAGGTCTTGAAGAACATTATTCAAAATCTTCAGCCGCATGTAAAAGATAAGCTGGAATATTTGCAAACAAGCGACACTGTTCTTATTAACTCAAATTTTAATTGCGGATTCTACATCAATCGCGAGGCATTGTTTGATATTCTAAAGTTTAAATACAACATCCAGTGCATTTACGATCCTTGTTCTTATCCTGGAATTCAATGCAAATTCTATTTCAACCCTCAACTGACGGTTCAAACTGGGAGTCAAATTTCTCAAGAGGACAAGGACAACAAAAAGTATAATAAAATCGTTGAAGTTAGCTTTATGATTTTCAGGACAGGAAGCATTCTTATTGTTGGCATGTGTAATGAAGACGTTCTATTCGCTATTTACGAATTCTTGAAAGTTTTGTTGTGTGCAGAATTCCACAAGATTAACCAGAAGTTAATTACTGCCGAGAACAAGATTTCAAAGGACAAGAAGAAGAAGATTCGTCGCAAGATTATTCAGATTAATGTTGAATCGTAAATTGACTTTGTTGTTATTTGTTAGAAATTTTTTTCATATAAATAGCCAAATAACCACCTATCAAGGCTTCTATTACAGTAACAAACCAATAATAGACGTCGCTTTGCGTCCATTGATATCCTACATCAAAATCACCGTAAATAACTTTGCTTACTAATGACCCAATTATAACCGCCATTAATAAGTGCGGAATATTGGATAATTTATTTGGTACAAGAGCGCCAATATATCCACCAATAATTGTGGCAATTACCTGTGTATAATTGTGTTTATTTTGTGACAAGAACATATACATTATAGTTATACTTTTATTTAGTTAAATTTTTGATTAAGAGAGAATCCATTTAATAAATTTTTCAGAGGATTCTTCCAACTTTGAATCGCAAGAAGCGTCGGCAAATTTTTCACCAATCTTCGCATGTGTAATTTTATTTGCAGATTCTGGTTTAATTTTGGAATATTTTTGGATAAAGACATCAGAAACTTCATAATATTTGGCGATGCTTATATTTTTATTCAATAAACTTATAAAATATTCTATAGTTGTGTATTCTTGAATTGTAAACTTGTATTTCAATAACTTATTGCAGATATTTTCCGAGTGTTTTACTAAATTGCTAATAATAGCATTTTTTTCATGTATCTTCATTTCACGCAAGGTAAAGTATACAATATTCTTAAAAATACAAATATTCATATTAAGTATATTAAGTTTTTCGGCTGTCTCTTTGGATGGTTCTGTTATATTTTTGCGAGAATCGTTTGATAATTCAAATATTGTTTTTTTATATACGAACATGGCAGCGTCTCGCGAACTCAAATTCAAAAAAGTGTGCTGATCTTCTGATATTTGACCAATAAACTCTACGTAAAAATAAAACGACCGTTGTCCATGATAATAAGCCATATCAACATTTCTAGAATAGTATAATAGTAGCGTAAACACGTGTGTTATTGTTTCTATTCCTCTCTCTATAATAAATTTGCTATAAGCCGAGTTTTTAACTCCAATATTATCAACTATAAAATTTAAATATTCAGTGAGGAGCGTGTTATATTTGTTTACAATATCGCCTATCGTGTTACTTAATTCGTATCTATAATTGTTAGAATCGTTCAATGAAAATTGATTAATATTATGGTTTGTGGTTATTACGGTGTTCATTTTATATTTTATGAGAATATTAAATTTAAATACTTTTATCTTATAAGTATTTAAAGACTTTTAAAACTTCTTTAATATAAATATGTCTGTAGAACAACCCAAAACTGAAGCATCTAATTATAGATTACCCAGTGACATTACTTTAAGACACGCCGCAAAATTGGCAATCGTTGAAGATAAGCCAATTATGTTGGATTATTGGTCGGTTTCTCTTGATAAGAAGGCGCTTGTTGGCGTTAAGGAGACCGGCGAAAAGTTGTTGGTCAAGAGCGAGGATGAATACACTTCACCCATTGCCAAGTTTTACAAGAGTGGAACTGAGTTTATCATTATTACTGAGAACTCCATCTACTTGGTGTCTTCTGACATCCCCACTAGGAAGATCTCCTAATCATCAACCTTTTCCAAAGGTTGAGCCAAATGGAAGAAAAAATTGAAATGAAATACTTAGACAATAAATATTTCATTATAATAACATGACAGAGTCAGCTTCCCTGAAATAAAAATTAAATTTGTAAAGGGAGTTGACCTAATTGTTGATTATCCAACTGGCGCAACTCCATCAAAGGACTTTGTTAAATTCTTTGATTAACTCTTGTTTTGATATAGATTTTGGTCCAACGGTATTATTAAAATCGTATGTTATTGTTGACAACTTTTTTACGTTTTCATCCACGGTGGCATTGTTTGTGAATTTTATAAAATAATGCGCTTGAAGTCCCTTGTCTTCTGTATTTTTGTCCACAGTTCCTGCCTTTCCACCAACGCGTATAAATGAAACGTCTGGTGATTCATCCTTTTTAACAAACTTAAAATGCATGGGCTCCAATTTTTCAATTGTGGCTCTATTATGCGTCCTTTTTTCCCATATTTGGAACACACATGGAACATTATGTTCTGCACCATTCACTAAAAACGACTTGTTAGGCAAGTCGGTTTCATAAATTAGATGAAAATTTAATGGGAAGGTCTTTTTTAAACTATCTTTTTTGAAGCTTTTGGGCAATATAAATGATATACTGCTGCAAAACTCGCATGATTTCTTAATAAATTTAATAGCCAATGACGATTGGCGTCCAAATGGTGGATTGCCTATAATGTGGATGCGTTCAAATTTGCTTTTAACTTCTGTGTGGTTGAATTGCAAATAATCTTGCTTTACAATCTCTTCGTTTTCCGGCTCCAAATCATAAAACGCATGGTTGCTGGTTAATCCTTTAATAGCTGAAATAAAAGAACCATTTCCAGCGCTTGGTTCTATTATTAGGTCTGTCGCATTTATTTGGATATATTTTTTAACAAGATCAATGCATGAATCAACAACTGTGTTCTTTGTATAGTATTTATCAATGGTGTTACGATTTACTCCTTTAGTTTGTTTGGTATCCATGTGATTTATTATCTTTTCGTTATTTGTGTTTTTATTTAAATCAATTTTATTATTTAAATAAACCATTTTTTGTTTTTGTTGTTGTTATATTATGTTATTAAATTTTTATGCTGTTTTAAGGAGTGTTATCCAATATGACTTCAGAATCTGGTTTGTTTCCGGTTTGTGGTTTTTTGTTTCCCAATGCATTTGAGACCAAGTGAAATAAACTCACTGCGTAACCTATTAAAATAATTAAAAACGCGTAAAGATCACTATTTGTAATTTTCTTCTTTAAATAAAATCTGTTAATAATTAACAGGTAGGAAAACTGTAGAACAATTAGCAAAAACGTGTCTTGAGTTGGTGAGGCAATATCATGCGTGTGTCCAATGTCTATGGCAACCGTAGTGAATAACCAATTTGACCACGCAAAAGGTATTGCCATTGAAAATGCTTGCCAATAAGTAAGGTTTGTATATGGCAGTGTTACATATTGACCCCACATACTTAGCGCTTGTCCTGTCGCAAACAAT